GTTTCACTCTCTTCATTTGTAAACAATACGACAAACTCTCCGGCTGTTCCTTCATGCTCAATATATAGTTTCCTTAAAAGTTTCGTATATCCGGGAAGATTGAAATCTATATCCCCTGTTTGAAGTTTGAAAGCTACACTCGTTTCAGAATCAGTCGTCAAAGTAACATACGTCATTTTTACATTAAACCCTGCTATCTCCGTAACATTAGGAGTTTCTGTTATCACATCCGTTGACATTGTTATACGATACTGTGTATATTCATCTGCTGTTTCCCCGGACACATCCGCTCCTGATGCAGTAGTAAACTCTGCACTATATCCCGCAGCCAAACAAGCGGCAGAACTAGACCCACTCCTTATCGCTAAAGTAACATCATTCCCGGCAGGTAAAGTTTCATTCCAATAAAGGTATTCATAAGCCGAAGCATTTACTGTATTAATTACCTGTGAGGTATATATTCCACCCTTGTCTGGTCTATCTATATCGTAAGTAGGTTGCTCTGTTCCTATCTGGTTAATGTTACCTATACCTGCATCTTTAGCCGCTAACTCTGTAAGCCATCCGTCTATATCACAATCCCATGCTATTTCTAATACCGGGCTATCAGAATCACCACTTAATGAAGCAGGAATATACCTTACATCATCAAATGTCCCGGTAAAATCTGCGTGTTTAGAATGGATTATCGTTACATTCCCCGATTCAAAAGTAAACACTTCACCGTCACTTGACGATCCGGCACACAACTCTCCCCAATCGCTTCCTGAATTAAACCCACAGAAAGCATTAATATTAGCTATGTCTATATTATAAGCTTTAGAAACAAGGTCATATACCAGAACCCTATCATTCGTAGATCCGCCAACTCCTTTGGATGTGTAGGATAAATAATATATATTATCTATATATTCTCCCCATACAGCATCTCTATTTGAAGGTAAAATATCTTCAATCGTAGGCGTTACTATATCGGATATACGCATAGAATTTTGCCCATTAAATACATAAATACCATTCCTGGCTAAATAGAATATTCCTAAAGGAGTGTTTATCGCCGATCTTGGAAACGCACAACCCATAAAACTGAACGGATCACTTATCGCCCAATCACTAGAAGGTGTTGATCCATTAGTGTAAAGATACTGAATAGTGTTAGTTTTGCCTATAGCCAAGTTCCCTAATATGTTCTTAATAAAAGCTATCTCATCTCCGTCATTAGATCTTATATTGAAGTATGCTGTAGATACAAACACATTCTGCAAACCATCCTCAGAATAATATATCCTGGAAGGGTAATCCGGATTATTCGCTCCAAATAGCCTGTTCTTATGCACTAACCAAAACTTACACTTTGGAGGTGTATATGTAGCAGCCCCGGCAGGATAAGCCGTGGCAGTTAATCCTCCATCTGCATCAGAATCGGTTAAGGTCGTAGCCGTATTGTTTGCTACTGTACCATTTGAAAGTAAATACCATGTTGCTCCGGCTGTTTCATTCCGATATACTTTCCTACCCACAACATCCTCACCGCCATAAGTAGTAGGAGCTATCGGTATCATTTTTAAATCTATATCGTTATCCGTAACCGTTACAGAGTTTGAAAGTACATTAAACAAAACCTCATAGGATGCCGTATAATAGGTTATCTTATATGTGTATGTTCCACTTGGACCTGCTCCCGCTCCATTATCTTCTGCGAAACAACTCCCTAAGTACGTCGCATCTGTTCCATCTGTCTTAATCGGTTGATTATACCCATCCCCACCTATCGCCAAATCATGCCATGTAACAAAATTCCACCTATAATCTGCTGTACCCAAATCTAAAATAGCCGTAAATGTACCTGTAGCATCTGCTCCCGCTTCAACCTCATCGCCATGCGTTACCATCAAAACCTTAGTCCCATCAGATAAATATAACCTGTGCATCCCGGTAATAGGTTCGCTTGCATCAGCCGATCCATACTGCAATAATTTACTGCGTTTAGTCAAAGACTTTAGCTCTGTTCCTATCCTTGCATTTTGCACCACAACGCCGTATTTCGTGCTTAATCCTAGTTCGGAAGGCTTAGTAGCCAACCCACCAGAGAAGTCGTCTATAACGAGCAGTAAGCCCTTGTTTTCCTGTGCTAGAATAGGGCTACAGACTAAACATACCCCAACTATGAAAGATACGAGTTTATGGACGGAACGTAATCGGACCATACTTACCGCCTCCCAACTCTTTCTTTACCCACTTTGTATACTCTAAATACTCTGACCATGCCGCTACAGCTTCTTGCCCTTTACCAATTTTATTCTTCATTTTCCATTTAATCCATAACTGCATACCGTAATGGAAAGGTTCTAAGTGTGTAAGCTGATTATAAGGAGCTACGTCTGTATTCCAATCAGTAGAGATCAAAACAGCGTATACCTTTATATCATCCGCATCACTACCTACAGCTCTATCTAAGTAAAAATATTTCCCGCGTCTGTAATACTCTCTTGGTGTTCCTGATGCTCTACTGCGCCATGTTGATGAATCCTGATCTAACTTCGCTATTGTAGTCACTTTTAGACGTTTATCGTTATATGTAACTCCCCCACCCGGATATTCGTCTATATCATAAAAACTTGTTACTTCGATAGTAAGATCATAGTTAGTATCATCTTCAGTTGTGGTTATAGTCGTTCCGTCCTTATCTACAATACACCTTGTTTTAGCGCAGAAATCTTTATCCCCCACCAATAACCAATCCCTTAAAACAGCATCAGTTACAACCCTTGAAGTTATTTCCGGATTCTCTGTCCTGAACATTGCTATTATTTCTGATCGTATCATATAATACTCCTTCTTATTTGAAGAACCTTAAATACGCATATATTAGACACAACATCATTAATATCCATATTTCCCAAGTGTAAGCATTTATAAATTCTCTCATTTATTACCATCTTTTATGTTGTTCACCATAATTCTGCTTATCTTATTACCTAGCTTTTCTATCTTATTCATAACTTGCTTAATGCGCCTATCATCAGTATCCCTGTAAACTTCGTTCAATTTAATGTATATATCGGCACCAAAGTTTAGTAACTTATCTAACCGCATAATTACCCCGCTATTCTAAACACCCATTCTAAGCACCGTAAACGCAAATGTTAATGATGCGAAACTCAAAGAAGTAAGTAATGTGATTATTACCGTAATGGCCCAGGAAGGACGTTTTAATAACCCATCTTTCATATCCCTGATATCTTTTTTAATCTCCCCCACATCTCGCTCTAATGAGATAATCCGTTGTTCATTTTCCGTTCCTTTAACACATTTATCCATTATGTTTCCCTCCGGTTAATCTCAACATTAAAGTATGTAGGCTTACCCTTATCCATCCCCACAAAAAACCTACCGATAGTAGGACAATTATACAGATTTTTAGGCAACTGTTCTTTTTCATCAAACTCCTGTATGTGTTCATTTCCCAAAGTCATTCTCCATTGCTGTGTTTCCTCATTCCACTCCATCTTTAGGATCGCTTTCATAAAGTCCTCCTATGGTTGATACGATAAAACTTCTTCTGCTACCCAGATATTATCATAACCTGTGGTCTGTTTTCTGTTACAGCCGATACATCACTCTCAATAACCCCATTAACATATAATCGTTGGTCATCACCATCTTGTGATTTATACTTACCGACTATGTGGTACAAATTACCAGGCAACCACTCAACCGTGGTTGATTCAGCATACCCAGCACCACCAGCCTCACCCTTGAAATATAATCCCCCATCATTTCCCCGTGAACTGTCAGTTCCCTGAAGTGCAAATATCCAATGACTAGCACCATGTTCATATTTACCAATAAGCGATTGGCTTACTACTGTAGCTGAGTTAAACACAGCCCCTGGATTAAACCAAAAAGATACCGTTATTTCTGAAATAGTTAAATCTATACCAGTAGTGTCTATGGAATCCGCATCACCATTAAAATCTACACCTGCATAACAAAGACTACAAGCAAGGATAAGACTAAGGAGTAAGAGCTTCGATTTCAGCAATCTTCGCATTGATTTCTCCATCTTTTGTATTTATAGCTGAATCATATTCCGCTATCTTTGCATTAACATCAATAATCATCTGTGATTTAATCCCATCAACTTCCGCATCTCTCGTCGCTATAATAGCAGTTCGCTCATTCCTGAGAATTGTTAATTCTATCGGTAAAGCTTCACTCGACAAGTTATCTGCGATTGTACTTAAAGCTGTAGATCGTTGATATAACTCTATAAGCTTTTGCTTATTCTGTAACAACTGACCAACAAAAGTTTCTTCTTCAGCCGTTAAACCATACGCTACACTTACCACCAACATTAAACATACCAACCCAATTAATACTTTCATACTTTCCTCCTATTTTATTCCGTATTTGTATAGCTCTGTTATTTCTTGAGCTGTTAATGCTCGACTGAATAATATAACTTCATCTATTTTACCGTCAAATGGGAGTGGGGATGGGTTGTAAGGTGTCCAACCAACATAGACAGAGTTGTCATCTGCCTGTATGCTTGAAATGCTTGAAGCATCTACAGGACTGTTTGCGTCCTCTACACCGTTAATATAAAATCTTAACCCAGTAGCATCTGCAAGTTTTAATGTTGCAACTACATGAGTCCACGTTTGATTTGGGGACGAGTTCTGTGCCGTTTCTATTCTTACTGAGTCACCGTCATCATTATCCCAAACGGCAAAACTATAAGCATCGGTTCTTCCTGAAAAACTCGTTCCATTATCTCTCCACATAAGCCAACCATCGAGATTCCCATCATCAAACCCTTTATTTAATATAGCATCATCGTCGTTTAGGTCATCATGGTATACCCATGCAGAAACTGTTAATTCTGTAGCAGTGTCTATGGCAGCTATATCACCACAATCTATAACATCATTAATACCATCGTACTCCCAACACAACCCCTCTTTACCTGTAGTCATTCCTGGGGTACTTGTTACGTCACCATGCTCATCATTCCCACTCGTATCTATAGCTGTATCTTGAGTATCCTGATTAAACCTCCACGCACCTACGCAATCAGCATCCTGTGTCCAATCGGTATATGAAGTTCTTAAGACAGAATCTTTAACAACTACATCTTTAAGAACAAGATTCGCCCCAAAGGATAAATTGCAAATTAACAATAAACTTAAAGCTACTAAAAATTTTCTCATGTTCGGTTATACTCCAACTGGAAATTAATAATCTCGCGATCTCCTGTAGCATCATCATTCGCAGCATCATCTGAATCAAAAGATAACTGTATCCATACGGCATCCCCTGCTTCTACACTATCATCATTTGATGATAAGGATATACTCACTTCATCTAAATATCCAACAGTTCCCGGAACTGTGGCAATACCTGTATTCTGCGTATCAAATGAAGGCGTTACTATATCATCCGAATCTCCATCAGACACAGCCATTACAGCTACTTCCAATTCCACTTGATCTGCTGTTCCTGTTGCCATTGTATACTGTATCTTAGCCACCAAACTATTATCATAATCATTAGGCATCCTAAATTGCCATACAGCACCTTCATCTGTCGTATCATCAAATAACAATCTCCAACCACCTTCACCTGCATCAATAGCTGCACCTGCTGTTGCATCATCTTGCGTAACAAAGTTACCTGTTATTTTAGCCGCTTGAACAGAAAGAGATATGTGTCCTTTCTGAAGATTCCCTGCTAAATCATCATCTATTGTATTTGTGCCAAAATCTACACTCCCGGAAGAACCATCTCCTATTGTAGTATTTCCATCTTCTTCAATCTTAAACTTAATCGTACCATTAGCATCTGAACACTTAAAGAAGTCCGCGAGAACCTGACCATCGTCAGTATACTCTAACTCAAAAAGGTACATCTGATTTGCTACGTTTGCGTCCGTATTATCTATCTTGAAGAAACTACCTGCCGCGTCATATACATTTGTAAGTATAGTATTCTCAGATGCGTGATTAAAGTCTATTGTAGTTAACCCATCATTATCGGGATCACCTATATCATCCCAAGCTGTAGCTCCGCCACTATCCGCATCTGTACCATCAGCGAACCCGGCAGGTACATTAACCAACTGTTCCCAATTAACCTTACCTGTAGCTTGGTTAGGAGAGCCACCATTAGCATCTATCATTTCTTCTAATGCAGGTCCAATCTTAG